GTTGAAGAATACAGTGAAGAAGGTGATATCCTGAACTATAATACTCATTTCAAGATGCGTAATTATCTTACTACAATTCGTATCAACTATGATATTACTGGTTCAGCTTATTCTACAGTAATGGCAATTGCTTTACAGGATCCTAAGACTGGTAAGAAGTCTTACTTGTGGGCTGATTATCAGGAATGGGTAGCTCTGCGTGAATGGTATAAGAGATGTGAGCGTATGCTTGTTTATGCGAAGACTAATGTTAACAAGGATGGTTCTTGCAACCTGAAGGGTACCAACGGTCGTCCAGTATTTATTGGTGCTGGTCTGTTGGAACAGATTGCTCCGTCTAACAGACGTTACTATACTCATCTTACTGCAGAATTGCTAGAAGACTTCCTGTTTGACCTGTCTTACAATGTACTTGGTACTAACGAACGTAAGTTTGTTGCATTGACTGGTGAAATGGGTATCCGTGAATTCGATAGAATTCTGAAGGAAAAGGTAGTTAACATGAACCTTATTGATACTGTATTTGTAACTGGTTCTGGTGATAGTCTTACTTTCGGTGGTCAGTTCAAGACTTATAAGATGACTAATGGTATCGAGTTGACTCTGAAGTATTTCCCGCTGTACGACGATATTACTTACAATCGTAAGTTGCATCCGGTTACTCTGAAACCGCTGGAATCATATCGTATGACATTCCTAGATCTGGGTAGACGTGATGGTGAAGCTAACATCGTTAAGGTAGTTCGTAAGGATCGTGAATTCGTAACTTGGACTACTGGTGGTGCAGTTCTTCCGTCTGGTTATGGTAAGTCTATTAATACTCTGAGATCTAATGGTAAGGATGGTTACACTGTATTCTTCCTTGGAGAAATGGGCATAATGTTAAGGGATCCACGTGCGTGTGGGGAACTAATCATGGATGCTGAGTAATAGCTAACTTGTGGTTAATAAATGATGGGGCCTTAGGGCCCCTACTAACTTGATAATCTAATATTTTATATTATGGAAGTAATCGTTAGAATAATTAAAACTAATCCCTGGACTGGGATTACTAAATGGCCTACATGTTTTGATTATGTAAGCACTTACTTGACTAGATCTGGTAATTTATATACTGGTTTATCTGCAGAAGATGCGACCAGATTAGAAAAAGAAATTGGTTATCCTGAGGGGTAGTTATCTCCCAATAGTACATTCTGGGATACTTTTGCTATTAAGATTGGCAAAAAGGATTTGATATTGGATACTAATAGACCTGAGGATGAATTAAAATACCTATTCCTTAAGAAACATAAAAGAGTAGCTAATGGTCTTAACGATATTAAACCTAGCACTGATTATGTTATGATTAATAAGGATAGTGAAGCAGAAGAACAGAATAAGTTCAATAAAGTTAAGCGTGAAGCATATAGAGAGATGGATAAGATGTCTACTGAAGAAATGCGTAAGTGTTTACGTCTCTATGGTATGAAATCAGATTCTATGTCTAATGAGGTTGCTGAAGCTAAACTGTCAGAATTTATTGAAGCTGATCCTTCTAAGTTCTTGATGAAATGGGTAAATAATCCTAATAAAGAAATTAACTTCGTAATTGAAGAAGCTATTGCTAAAAACATTATTAGAAAGAATCGTGCTCAATATTACTTTGGTACTGATTTAATTGGTAATGGTCTTGAAGATGTAATTGCTTATCTTAAGGATAAGAAGAATCAAGAAATAAAATTGGCAATAATGTAGGAAATAAAATCTAAGTAATGACTAATAAAGATTCTCATATAATTTTCAAGGTAGTTCTGGATAAGAATGCAGAAGGTATTGCTTATGGCGGATGCCCCGCATTTTTAGACGAGGAAGTAGACTTATTTCTTAATCAAGCACAGCTAGAAATCTTAAGTAATAAGATTACTGGCAATAATGCTTTAAGAATAGGTTTAGAAGGTTCTGTGTCTAACTTATCTGAGATAGAAAAGTTAATAGCTACAGATGTTAATCTTCATGCTGTACATACAGGCTACAATGAGTATGCATTAGAAGATGTTCATGATGAAGATAATAGAATGACTATACTTAGTGTATTACTTAAGTATGGACAATTCTAGACTAACTGCGTACTTACTAGTCATGAATTAGTAAAGCCTTTTAAGTAGACTTATAATAATATACCTTGGGTAGAGAATCCAGTAGCTACTTTAGAAAATGATAAACTCTTAGTATACGTAGATCCTGTTTTAATGCAGGATCCTATGTATGCTCCAAGAGTAGAAGATAATACAGAGTTCTATAGAGTAGATATTACTTATGTTAAGAAACCAACTAAGTTTGACTACACTAAACCTGAACAAGAATTAGATTTTCCTGAAGATGTCATGTATGAGATTATTAATAGAGCTGTAGTAATTGCTTTAGAGAATATAGAATCTCAAAGACAATCTTCTAAATTTTAGTTAAACCAAGTATCTGAATAATTATGCGCGAAAGAGATTTTCAAATAAATGTAGAAAGGCAACTGAATAACATTATAACAAACTATAATGATACTATTAAGTTTCCTTCAGATACTTTGTTTCATTTCATAAACAAAGCTAAAGACGAATATGTTAAACAGAACTTTAGAGTATTCTAGAGAAATCAAGAGATTACTGATAACATACGTACTTTAGTAAATACTAAGAGCTATACTACTTATAGCTTTAGTAAATTAGGTAATAAATGGGAAGCTGATTATCCTGAAGATTATATGTTTGCACTTGGTGAAAATGTATACATAAGTATAAAGGATAATAAATGCAATAACTTAATTACTCGTGAATCTGATGTAATAGAGGCTACAATAGAGACAGTAAGCTCTAGACTAAGTAATAGTCTATCAGATCATAAATTGCGTTATAATCAAGCAAAACCTATTAGAGTATATACTGACAATAAAATTGTATTATATACTGATGGTAAATATGATATAAGTTCTTATGAGCTTACTTACTTAAGAAAAGCTAAGGATTTAGGTACTCTCTAGGATTTAACTAAAGAGTATACAGATTTACCAGAAAATACACACTAGGATATAGTTGATCTAGCAGTTCAAATGATAGTACAAACTATACCTAATACAAGTTCTAAGAAATCTTAGGACGAATAATTAAGGCGCTTACCAACGTGGAAATCTGAAATAATGAAAGTAGAAAGTAAGCGAATAGACTAAGCGCTAATGTCTAATTTAAAAACAAACATTTAATATGATAACTTCAGTACACTCAGTTCTGATTGGAAAACAAGCTCCGGCTTCTTACACTACAGTAGATGCTTTGGCTGTTGGTGATGTTGCTTTGTTCGATGAGAATAAGGCTCTTATTAAGACTGCCGCTGATGCAGTAAATGCTAACTCTCTGTATGTAGGTGTAGCAGGTGAAAAGATGAATGTTACTATGCCTGATGGTACAGTAGCACAGAAAGCTAATATTGATTTCTCTACTGAAATTCAGAAAGCTTCTAAACCGTCTGCAGTAATTGGCGAATATGTAGCTCCTGTTGAAGAAAAGATTGTAATCACTTTAACTAACGCTACTATTATTGCTGGTAATCGTTACGTTTTGCGTATTGTTTATAAGGATATGTATGAAGCCGCTTGGCAGTTTACTCATACTTATGAAGTATATGCTGAAACTACTACCCCTGCAGATTTAGTAAATGCTCTGTTAAAGAAGATCAATGCTCATAAGAACCGTAGAGTACAGGCTTCTGCTTCTGCTGCAGTTCTGACTTTGACTGCTATGTCGAAGGATGATAACGAAGGCGTTTATTCTTTAAATGAATATAGCGTTGTATCTATGGAAGCTTCTCTGTATGAGACTATTCCTGGTGCATTGCTTGCTAATCAGCCTAAGGCAGTTGTAGGTGCTACGATTGTTAAGACTGCTGGTAATCCGGGCAAGGGTTATTGGAAGCAAGTACGTGATGCAGAAGTACGTAACATGGGTTATAAAGGTCACGTATTTACTGGGGCATATCCTATTGTTGAACAGGCTCGTAAAGTAGTAGAAGATGCAGAATATGATTATGCTATCATTGAAAACGATAACCTGTACTTGAGCAATGATAATCAGTACATCAAGACTACTCCGTTGACTACGGAAGTTTATTGTCCTAGTTTAGTTGATTCTATTGTAGATAAGGGTATTCAGTCATTTATTGCTGGTAAGACAATTGCCTAATCCACGTTAGAGAGATTGAATTTGGGATAAGATTCCTTTTACAAACTACAGAAGTGGAGTTGTGGAATATTCCACTCTCCACTTTTTTTATTGTTGATATATGGACAAATTAACAAATATACAAATAGATGGTGATAAACTGACCTTTAAGATAGAGACTGAAGTAGATCTTAGTAGCTACAGTAAGGAGGTTTATATAGATGAAGTATGGAATTTAAAGAACATACTTGAAGACAGTCCTATACATAACATTAGCTTTTCTGAGAATATTACAGTAGATTCCGAAAATAATGTAACTGTAACTAATGACGATATTCTAGAATTAGATTGGAATATGAAATACGTTACTTTGAGATGTTTTACGGAATAGGAAGAAATACATTTTCATGGCATATACTACAATCCTTCAATTGTATATATGGCAGAGATTAGGAAATTACATACTCACTGCTCAACTTGTTTAGATGATTAGACTATGCAGAATATAATGCTAGTAGTCTTTAAGAGATAGTTGCTTGAGTATGCTTTAGCATCCGATTACTATCGTGATGCTTTACAATTATATGTAGATATCTGTAGATTACTTGAGATATCTATTAAACCAAAATGTGCAGCTAGTACTTGCTGTAACAATGCTATTCTTACTCAGAAAGGTGATTGTTTCAATACAGAAAACGATAAGTGTCTTCATTTAGAGAAAGAGCGTAACTCTGCTACTTTATTTAGTGGTATTTGTTACTCTTGTTCTAACAATACTTGCAGTACAGGAAATTGCAGTAATGGTTATTGTAAATTATAAAATAAATAGATATGATACGAAAATGTGATGGTGTAAAGATATTGGACTTAGAAGAGAAGCTTGAAGCTACAGGTAGTGAATACATTGTTACTGCAGAAAAAGGTAATAACTATAAATTACCGCTTGAATCTGTAGCTGATATAGTTATAGGTAATTCTAAGTTTAAAGCTGCAATTAAGGATGTATATGAATCAAGTACACCTACTGCATCTGTATCTTTAGATAAAGATCAATTTCTATTCTCATTTGGTATACCTGCTGGTAGAACTGGTGATGCTGGTAAAGATGGTAAAGATGGTAAAGATGGATAGGATGGCAAAGATGGTATTGATGGTGTACCAGGTATAGATGGAGATACTACTAGAGTAGTAATAGCGTATAAGTCTACTAAGAGTATAGAAAGACCTGATACTCCTGTAGGTGGTAGTTGGGATTATGATACTAATACTATTACATATCCTGAAGGATGGTCTGGTAGTGATAGTAACCCTAATGGTTATGTATGGATGTCTAGTGCTACATTCTCTAGTAAAGGTACAATTGTAGTTCCCTGGAGTACACCAGTGAGACTTACTGGAGCAGATGGTCATGATGGAGCTGATGGTAGTAATATTGAATTCGTGTATAAGCTTACTGTAACTAGTTTAGTTACACCTACTAAACCTACAGGTAACAGCCAGACTGAAGCTATTAGACAAGGGTGGACTGATCATCCTACAGGTATTAGCGAACAATATCAATGTGAATGGGTTTGTTCACACAACTTACAAACTGATGGTAGTTGGAGTGAGTGGAGTAGTCCTACTATTTGGTCTAAATGGGGTGTAAACGGTAAAGATGGTGATGGCGTAGAGTATATATATCAGATTACTAAATTACCTGCTTCTCCTAAAGAGATTACAGATAACAACCCAGATCAAGATGAGTATATACCTCAATCAGCTCCTGGTGAACAACCTTGGACAGATAATCCTACTGGAGTAAGTAAAGAATTCCAATACGAATGGGTTAGCCAGAGAAAGTATAAAGGTGATACACATAAATGGGGCAACTTTAGTTCTCCATCATTATGGGCTAAATATGGAGACAATGGTCAAGATGGTCAACACCTTAGAGTAATGTATACTAAGACATCTGGTAGCGACGTTAAACCTAGAGATCCAGATAGATTGAATATTAATCCTGGTAGTATCTGGAGTGTAGGTATGCCTACTGCTACTGGTAAAGAAGCTATATGGGGTATTCAAGCTCTTGTTACTTTTGATAATAAGTTAGTAATTGATGAATCTCTGCCTGAAGACGAAAGAGGTTGGCAAGGGCCTTATTTAATTACTGGTGTACCTGGTCTCGATGGTAATAACTTTAATTATCAAGTAGAAGCATTTAAATAGAGCTAGACTCAACCTGATAAGCCTACTAGTAATGACCCATATAATCCTGGTAATGGTTGGGTACTTACTCCTGATATGTCAACTGGTATATGGTGGAAATGTATAGCATTAGTTCAAGGCGAAACTGGTACAGTAATAGAATGGGGAGCTGTAGTAAAAGTAACCGGGCAGGGGGTTATCATTAAAGGCACTTTAGATTCTACAGATGATCTTCCAACTAGTGGTAATGAAATAGGAGACGGTTGGGTTATTGATGGCTTCTTATGGGTATGGAATGGTAGTGACTGGGTAAATGTAGGTAAGGTTCAAGGCATGGATGGTAACTACTATGAATACAGATTTGCTAGAAACAATAGTTGGAGTTCAGCTCCTTCGTTAGACCAAGATACTCGTTATCCTTCTGGTTGGAGTTCTTCAGCTCCTGCTTTAAGTGATGGTAAAGTCTTATGGGCTACTTTTGCTTATATCAATGGTAGTGATAATACTATGATAGAAGACTGGTGCGATCCATACTATATGACTGGTATGACTGGTGATAATGGTGGTTCAGGTGTTCCTGGAGTAGGTTATGAAGTTAGATACTGTAAAGGTACTGAAACTACTTATACAGGAGAACAATGGAGCGACACTATGAAGCGTAAGAGAGATCCAGAAGGTTGGTCTACAGATGTTCCTGAGTTAGTTAGTGGTGATGAATATAACTACATATGGTTTATTCAATGTAGAATAATAAATGACGAATTAGAGTCTGGTCAATATTGGTCTAAACCTAACCCTATGGGTGGTATAATTACTCCAGATCCAGTAGGTTCACAACCTATAGCATATCCTATGGGTATATATAGTACTACTACCCCTTACATTAACGATGGAGAAACTGCTCCATATGTATATGATACTGGAGGAGATACTGAAGGCAATCACTATTTCTTTTTAAAAGCCGTAATGACATGGATTGGTACGTAGCAGAATA